CCACCTCCACCCACTGGTCAAACACGGCGAGCTTGGCGGTCACGCTGACGGTGACGCCTTCTTCGAGCGGCTCGTTTCGGCTGAAGTTGGTGATGGAGAAGTCGGCCAGCGGACCTTCGACACCGGACGTAGCCCGGTCGCCGGTCAACACCGCCAGGCGCACGGTCGCCGAGGTCAGGAACGCGGTCTTGATCGCGTCGAACCCGGCGTCGCCCGGTTTCCAGAGCATCTCGAACTCGGCGGTGCATTCCCGCAGCGTCGGCGCGGTCGCCCGCCAGCCTTGATTGGCGCGGGTGGTCACGTCGGCTTCGCCCGCTTCGAGGTTGAGCGTCACGTCCTTGACGTTGCTCATCTCGGTGAGGCTGGCCAGGTCGGTGCCCGTGGGCCCCTGGTAGATTTTGGCGTTCATGCCAAGGATGAATTCTTCGGCCATTGTCCGATCTCCTTATCGAACGCTGTCGCGCCACATGGCGGGCAGCTTGGGTTGCTCTTTCTCGAAGGCCGGTCCCATGAACGGTCTGGGTCGGACCTTCGCTCGTTTGCGCTTTCCACGATGCTCGACCTTGGTTGCGCCGCCGTACTCGAGCAGGCTCGGCGCTTCGCCCCGTCCCTTCTGCGTCAGTCTCACCGGGCCGATCACCACCGAATCCTTCCGGGGGTCGTAGCCGAAGAAGATGAACTTCTTCAGCAGGCCGATGTGACTGCTCGGCGGCGATCCGGGTTGCGAAGTCTTCTTCCGCTTCCGGATGCTGCTGCGAGCCGTCCTGCGGACGAACGCACCGAACTTCGAGAGCACCCGCCGCGTGCCGGCGTCGACCTTGTCGCGCACGGCCTTCTTGTCGAAGAACAGCTTGGTGATCTCGAAGCGGATCATTCGTCCCTCGGCCTTGCACTCGGTGGGGTCCGCTCGATGGGCCGACGCGGGCGCTTGGGCTTGAGCTTCAGCCGGGTGATCTCGGCTTCGAGTTCTTCCTTCGTCCCGGCCAGCATGGTGTGGCCCGGAGGCGTGCCGAACTTGCCGCTGTTGGGCTCGACCATCTCGATGATCTGCTCGCCGTCGTGGACCAGGACGAACTCGTTCTCGTGCCCGTCGGAGAGCTTCACTTGCACGGTGGTGGGTTGGATTTCCTTCATGGGTTTCCTCAGTTCGTGTAGATGTTCCATCCCCGGTCGATGAGGATGGCCTTCAGCGCCAATCCGTCGGGATCAGAAGGCGGTGCATTGGTTCCACCCGTGATCTGGAGGTACCCGTTGACCACACCGTTGGCGACGAGATCGGTCAGCAGTTGATCGACAGCGGGCTCATCGAGTTCTGCGTTGCTGGCGTAGACGTAGCGAAGTGCCGTACAGCCGCTCACGTCGATGGCTGCCAGCATCGATTGGTCAACGCTGAGATCGGACAGTAACGTGCAGTCGTGCGCGTCGACGGTAACCAGATTGGCGTTGTCACCCGCGTAGACATAGGTCACGTTCGGCATCTGCCACAGTTCGAGCGCGGTGAAGTTGCAGCCGTAGATGTTGAGGTACTGCATGCTGGGCATCTCGTCCCAAGGCAGCGACGAAATGCCGCTGTAGTCGCAGTAAATCTCCGTGAGATTCGGCATGTTGATATGGCTGATCTCATTGACACTGCCATCCCACGGCAATGCCGTGAAGCTCCATTCGTGCATGGGCGGATCAGCCACGATCGGCAGGGGTTGCTGGATGTACGGCATCACCACGTCCCTCCGACCACGGTGACCATGTCGCCGGGCGTGCCTTTGACCTTCACCTCGGCCAGATTGACGCGATTGAAATCGTGCCATTCCCCCGGCACCCACGGCACGTCGGCCCCCTCGTCGCCCTGGAAGATCGCGTCGTCTTCGTTGCTGGGCGGAGCGCTGATGGTGAATGATCCGACCACACGCTCGGCAGCCAGCGGCTGGTAGTCGGCGGTCAGGACGAGTTTTCGCATGATGACGTTGTTCATTTAGTCCTCATTTCATGGCTCGATAGGTCAGGGTCAGCACGCTGGTGAACACGCGCTTCTCCAACAGGTGCTCGGGGGCGTAGACCGGGTCGTTGGTGATGCCCACCCACGAAGCGAACGGCGCGGCACTGAGCGGACGGCGACGCAGGTACTCGGCGAGTTGGTCCACCAGTGTTCCCAAGGTCTCGACCTGTTCATCACTGGCGTCACTTCCGGGGGGCAGCTTCTTCTGGATGCCGATGTCGACGGTGATGTCGTACTGGCTGGCGCTGCGGGTCGAGCCGCTGATCTCCACGGCCTTGGGCACCACCGTCACCTTCAGGTCCGTCAGTTCCTCCAGTTCGTAAGCCGGGACGACCTTCCGCACTGCGGTGAACGCCTGACTGAACGTGCCGGGGGCGGCGGTGTTGATCTCCGCTGCGACAGCATCCGCGATGTCGGTGACGAGACTCATTGCGTTACCCCGTGATCAAGGCGACCGCTCCGGATGCCGATGCGGTGACGACCGCACCGATGATCAGCCAGATGAGCTTCGACTGGCGCTTGGCGTCCTGCTCCAGACGATCAAGCCGGACCAGGATGCCGGGCCGAGTGCCGTTGCCGGGCGTGCCACGAATCGCCTCGTCGAGTCGGTCCAGCTTCTCGTGGAGCGACTCAAACTGCTTCTGGCAATGTTCAAATTGGCTGCATTCGGTCACGTGTCTACTCCGGGGGTCCGGTGTCCTTGGTGTGGATGCGGAAGGTTGTGCGGTACGGGTCGGACCAGCGCCACGCACCTTCGCCGGCCAGGTCCATCACCTCGTACTTGCGCCCGTCCGCGACGATCACGTCACTCGCCTGCGGCTCGAATCCCAACTCGTCGGCCAGGATCAAGAAGTCGATCACGTGCGTCCTGATCGTGGCCCCGTAGTCGTCGGCGACCTCGTAGTCGGTCTTGCCGAACGTGGCCCGCATCTCCGCGTCGGCCTGACCAGCCCGGCGGTACGTCACCGGGCTGGTCATGTGAGCCGTGCGTTGCTGCTCCAGCCAGTTCAGACCGTCACGCAGGAGATCGCCCATCGACTACTGCTCCAAGCGAACGCGGGCGGTGGCGTCGTCGTCACCGGCGAGGAGCACAGTTTTGCCGAGGTACTTGTTCGCGCCGGCTTCGTCATCGGTCTTGGCGACGGACTCGGCCTCGTCCCAGTAAACCTTCATGCCCGCACCGATCGCGGAACCGACGCCGGTGGCCTTGGGCACGTCGAACACGCCGGTCACCGCCAGCGCGCCGAGCGCACCGGCGGCGATGTCGAGCTTGGTGATGCCGACCAGGTCGCCCTGGACGATCACGTCGCCGGCGTTCACGTCCGCGCCGGGGGTGTAGTCGATGGTGTTTCCGTCATGAATGAATCGAGCGGTCATAGTCGTTGTCCTCTACGGGTCAGGTGTTGAGAATGGGTCCGGATGGGACGGGGCTTACGCCTCGCCCTTCATCTTCAGAGCGCCGCGGTAGTCCTGTTCCTTCACGCCGAAGTCGAGGTAACCGCGGAACTCGATGCCGAGCTTGTTGAAGACCATGTCGCCGCGCTCGACGGTGGGAACCTGCTTGCCGTTGAGGAACACCACCTCGATGGTCGGGATGGCGCTGGGTTCGGCGAGCAGATACCACGCCTTCGAGCTCGACCCGGCGTAGTCCTCGTTGTCGAGGTAGTCGCTGGCGACGACACCGAACTTGTTCGCGTGCGGGTTCTTGTCGCTCTTGGGCGTGCTGGCGGCTTCGTTCAGCGTGGTCGAGGTCATCAGCAGGTCAGCCAGGATTTCCAGGCTGGCGGGCACCAGCAGAATCTTGGGCTTGATACCCAGCGGGTCCTTCTTGCCGTCCGCCGAGGGCCGGCGCTGCTTGCTGAAGGTGTTCCGGGCCAGCGTCAGGCCGTCGATGCTCAGCGCGGTGTCGGCCCCCGCCTTGTAGTTCTTGTGTCCGGTCGAGAAGAAGTTGTCCGGGTTGCTCAGCCAGAGCGTCCAGAACACCTTGTTGATCGTCAGGGCAGCACCTTCGCCGATGCGGTACGGCACGTCCTTGAGCGCGTCGAGATCGTCGTTGACGATGTCGCGCCGGTCGATGCCGAACATCTTCGCGTAGGTATCGGCCTTGTTGGTGTACGACTCTTCGCCGACCTGGCCGTGCTTGATCTCGCCGTTGTGCGGCAGCGGATCGAACCCGAAGCCGTCGATGAACCGGTAGCGGGTGACGGTCTTGAAGTCGCGGACCGAGCCGACCTTGGCGATGCGACGCCATGCGTTCTCGACGAAGTCGAAGCCCGCAATCAGACTCTTGTTGGCGATGTTGGACATGATGCCCGGCAGGCTCATCGTGCTGGCGGCGGCTTCAAGAATCTCGGTGGGCGAAGCGCCGACGGCCGGGATGTACTGGCCTTCGGCCGCAGCCGCGAGTCGGATCACGCCCGCCACGCCGATGTTGCGGTAGCGGTGCGCGGCTTCGACGGTCTGCTCGCCGTAGTCGCGGACGAGCTGGTCGTCGCTGAAGGCGTTGCTCGCGAGGCATGCGGCGGCTTCGATCACCTTCGGCGTGGTCTGCGACTGTCGCGTGATCGCACCCGGCGCTTCGGCGCGGGCCGAGCGGAGCACCTCCAGTTCGCACTTGCTGGAATCCCAACCCTCCTCGATGGCCTTGGCCTCGATGTCCGGGTGCCGGCCGTCACAGGCCTTGCGGATCGCGGCGATACGCTTGGCCTCGTTCACGGCGGCGGCTCGCATCTCGGCGACCGGATCGGGGGCATCGGCCTGGCCGCTGGCGTTCAGCGTGCCGGGGGTCTTGGGCTTGGGCTGGGACTCGGTGCCGGAGGGCTTGTCCTGCGACTTGTCGGTCTGGCCGTTGTCGGTGGTGGTGTCGGTCTGCTGGTCGGTGGTCTTGGTTGCGTCGTCCATGACGTCTCCTTCGGGAGTGTTGTTGGCGGCGATGGTGGCGCGGGTGCTCGTGTCGGCACCGCTGTCCACGAAGCTGATTTCCTTGAGGACGGACTTGCGGACCACATGAAGCGGCCCGACAAACTCGCGTCCGTTGACGATGACGGTCTGTCCGGTGGGCACGAAGTCGGCCTCGACTACCGAGGCTCCGATGCTGGCCTGCCAGGGGAACCCGTTCGTCCCGCTGCGGGCCACGTCGCGAGCCCAACTCGTGTCGCGGCTGATCAATCCCTCCGCGACGATCTGGCCGGCGTCGACGGCGATCCGGCTGGTGTGCCCGACACCTTGGGCCGGTTTGTGGTCGAGGCGGATAGGCAGCGACTGACTGTTGATCGCGATGCCCTGCAGATCGACGACGACAGGATGCGGGAACCCTGCGATCCGCATCAGCCCGCCCGTGTAGGCGACCATGCTGAATCGCGGCAGCGACTTGGCGTCGCCGTCACCTGCAGCGGTGATTTCCAGTGGCGCGACCATCCGCAGTTCGTCAGGCGGCTTGCTGTTCGTCTTCGTCGTCACTCGGATCGATCTCCATGTCTTCGGGTTGCTCGGGTTCGTCGGGTTCGGGAGCGACCTGCTGAGAGGTCAGTCCCAACTCGTTCATCAGCTCGCGTTCCTTCGCGCGCTGTCGCAGTTCGGTTTCCCAGTCCTTGCCTTGGCGGGAATATTCGGCGGCGAGCGTGGTGGTGTTGCTGCTCAGGCGCATCGCCTGGGCGCTGGCTTCCTTGGCCGGATCGACGTGTTCCATCCCGTCCCAGAACCACTGATGCGGAAGGATCGGCTGGCCTTGGAGGAAGTCGAACACGCCGGTCTGCACGAGTTCGGCGAGCCATGTGGCGAAGATGCGGTCGAGTACCACGGCGTTGCACGCGGCCTGCTCGACGCGGATCGACTTGAAGTAGGTCTGGTGATCGAGTCGCCCCGAGGCGTAGTTGTAGCCCGAGGAGTTGCCCGCAGCGACGTTGAACGGCATGTTCAGGCAGCGGGCGATCTCGTTGAGCAGTTCTCGCTTGAACTCGCCGTAGGTGGTGCCGGGCTGCTCGGCCTTGATCTGCCCGAGCTTCCAACCGTCGGGCAGCGTGGTGGCCATCCGCTTTTCGAGGGCGACCACATCCATCGGTTCGACTGCGGCGGCTTCGCCGTTGGCCGGGGCGTCGGTGTAGAGCACAGCCGCGAAGTCGGCGGCGGTTTCGGCCGCAGCCAGCACCGCCAGGGTGTATCGCCGAAGCTGAGCGAACAGCGGCAACGCCGGAGTGATCTCCGGCACCCCTCGATGCTGTTCGGGCCGGTCGGGGCGGAACCAGTGGATGACCGTCTCCGCGTTGTAGACCCGATACTCGTCGCTGAGTACGCCGATGCTCCCGTCGCCGCCGGGGTGTCCCTGGAGGATGTAGTACCGCACCGGCTGGTCGGTCGGGTCGAGTTCGATGCCGTCGATGATGCGAGGCGCAGAGAGTTTCGAGAGAGGTGTCGTCACGCGGTCGGCCTCGACCGGAAGCACGTCGAGCGTGCCCGGCGATTTGAGGCGATGGTTGCGGATGAACACGGCGAACGCCTCGCCATCGGTCACCTTCGCCATCCGCATCGTCCGAAGCTTCTCAGCCAACCGCACCTCGGTCGCCCAGTCGCTGAACGCCTGCTCGATCTGGCGGTTGATTTCCGGATCGTCCTCGAGAAGCTGCAGACGCGGGCCGGTGCCGATCACGTCGTTGGCCAGCGTCAGCACGATACCCTTCGCGTAGGAATTGTTCGCCACCTCGTACCGGCTGCGGTTGCGGAGCGTTCGCCGCACGTCATCCGTCGCGGCGGCGTCGGCGGACAGACCGTCCGCGTTCTGCCAGTGCCGGGCGTTCTCCACCGTGGTGACGGCGGCGTCGTATCGCGCCCGCAGTGTCACCGGGAGGGACCGTTGGGCCTTCACCTTCTTGCGGAACGGCCACATCAGACGGTCCCTCCCGGATCGACCTTGGCCAGCTTGATGCCGAGTCCTTTCGACCGGCTGGCCTTCTTGGATTCGAGGTACTTGTCGGCCGCGATCTGGTCGGTAAGACCGTGCTGCTCGACGGACCCCGAATCCCCGCTGGCCCTCCGTGGCCCGGCGGCGTTCTCCCTGATCGAGTTGTCGATTTCGTTTTCTGCCATAGGGGTGCCTCTGTCTGGCACCCTCTACATCTGCAGTTGAGGCAAATCTGTTGCGCGTCCGTCCGAAGATTCCTCAGGTACGCTGGGGCCGCTGCAGCTGCGACAGCTTCAGGCGGGTTGCCGGGGCGCGATTTGCGCCGGCCACGCCATCGAGATTCGCGCCCTGAATGCTGGCGGCGACGGCGCAGCCGACCAGGCAGTCGAACCAGTGGTTGTCCGGACGGGTGGCGCGGAGTTTCCATTCGTCGACGATCCGTTCGCGGGCCATCGTCTTGATGCGGAACTCTGCGGTGAGGTGGTCGGCCAAGAGACGGTGCTTCTCCGCTTCGCGTCCGAACAGGCTCAGGCAGCCCGGATCGCCCATCGCCACGGCCAACCGGGCGTGGACGAAGCTTTTCCAGTAGTTGGTGTCCACCAGGACGTGCCGCACCTGCCGACGCCCGGTCGTGTTGGGGATGCGCCAGTGATGGCCGATCCGGTCGCCGCGTTTCCGCTTGTACTCGCTGAACGGGATGCTCGACGCGCCGACGTACTTGCCGTGGCTGGGCAGCAGCACCGAGGCGTGTTCGCTCTGGCGGCAGAACTGATAGACGACGTCGGTGGACTGGCCCCAATTGGCGTCGATCATGCACCGGTCGATCCGCATGTCCGCACCGTCTTCGCGCCGGTAGACGCGAGGCAGCATGTCGCCGGTGAGTTGATCGAGGCCGTGGAAGATCTGGCCCTCCAGCCCCGCGCCCGGTTTCGCCCGCGCGAGGGTGAACCGCATGTCGTTGAGCGTGAAGTAGGGCCGCTTCTGATCCGGCCACGTGCCGTAGTCCAGGACGTATCCGCTGAAGTCGTCCTCGAATCCGCAGAGCATCCAGAACAGCGCCTTCTGCTGGACATCGATGAACATCGTCAGGTGGTTGCAGCCGATGGGGAGCGACCCGCGGGCGTAGCCGTTGGTCTTGGCGGCGATCTCCTCGGCCGAGAGCATCTCCTCGCCCTCGGTTTCGACGATCGGCTCGTTCTGATACTCGGCGAAGAACGCGGCTTCGTCGCGGAGTTTCAGGTTCATCGCGTGCTGGACGGCGCTGATCTCGTCCTCGTTGAACCGCTGCGGCCAGGCGACGACCGCCCCGGCGTCCATGGCTTCCTGATTCTCGCGATAGAACGCGGTCGCCTCGCTGCCGTCACCGTCGTTGCGAAGCGAATCCGCCCGCAGTTCGGCGTACCTGGCCCACAGCTTCTCGCTGCTCGGGAAGCTGTAGACCATCTTCGTCCGTTCGCCTTGCCACTCGGGGTGCTTGTCCCGATCCAGCAGGCGGTCGGCCATGTCGTCGGGGCGGATCACCGTGCAGGCCATCAGCCCCGCGATCTTCTTGCCCGGCCCGGCCATGCCCAGCACGTCGCCGGCCAGGATCGCCTCGCGTCGTTGTGATTGCGACGGCGACCATGCGGATTCGGTGGTCTGCGGGTCGTCCACCATCACGAGCGCGGGGCGAACGACCTGTCCATCGGCGCGGGCGTAGTTCTGCCCGCGAATGTCGCTGCCCTTCATGCCGCTACTGGAGATCACAACGCCCGACGCCTTGCTGCCGGGAATGGTGGGCAGCACGATTCGGTCGGACGCCCAGTCGATCCGCGTCGGCTCGCCCTGATATTTCTGACCCTTCTGCCGGTTGGTGATCCGTTCGAGCGCCTTGATCGGATAGCACACCTCGGGAAAGTCGGCCTCGATCAGCGGGTTGGTTTCGAACCAGACCTTGATGTTCTCCAGCAGGTCCTTGGCCCGCTCGGCGCTGGCGGCGATCAGGCAGACGAACGGCGTCGCACCGATCAGCGCCGACCAGAGGCAGGCCATCTGCATCAGCACCGTCTTGCCCGACCCACGCGGCATGGCGACGGCGAACAACCCGCCGTTGAGCACGGCGCGCTCGATCTTCTCGATGACCTTGTCGTGATCGGGCGACCACGGCAGGTAAAACACGTCGGGGAAGTACGTCTCGCAGAAGCAGCGGAACGATGCGCATGCCTTGGCCTTCCGCTCGGGATCGGCGACGGCGGGCAACTCGCCAATCTCCTGCGCCGACCGCACGGCGTCCGCGTTCCGCTCGGCCTGGCGTGCCTTCTGTTCTTCGTAACTGAGCGGCCCGTCCTTCGGGTCGAGGTACTCCAGCGTCAGCCATGCGGCGTACCGGAACAGATCGACCGTCTGCGCATCGCCGATGGTGTAGCCCGCCTGGTTGCGCTGACGGCGCAGCTGCGATTCGGTGAGCACGCTGCCCAGACCGGCGGCGTTGATCAGCCGCAGCAGGTCGGCTGGCCGGAGCTTTCGGGGGTTGATTCCGGGGGTCGCCTTAGCCATTCGCCGCCTCCCGCGCGAGCCACGCCACGTATTCGATGAGGCTGAACGTGCCGTCCGCCCGGAGCAGATCAGCATCCTCGGCGATCCGGCGGACCTGCTCGTCGGTGACCCGCCGCCCGTAGGCGGTGGCGAGAACTTTCGCCGCCTGCTCGGGCGTAACGGCCGTGATTTTCAATGATTCGGCGGACATATCTCTAGCCCCGTTCCATGCTTGCGGGAATCTGCAAGTTCTTTTGCCATAGTCGGTTAATGGCCTTGATGTCCCGGCGATTCCATGGCTTCATGTGTGTGTAACGACAGCCACAGCAAGGAGATAGGCCATGACGACCAACGCCCCCGACGCAGAAGGCAGCCTGATCTTTCGGGCGACCGTGACGGACACCATCAGCCACGACCGGATCGAACGCTACACCTTCAGCGCCGACAGCATCGAGGAGGCCCGCGAGCGGGCATGGAGACGCGCCGGTCGCCACGGCGGCGACGTGTTCGTCAAGGTCGAACGCCTCAGCAAGTAACCCCAACGCAGGGAGCCAGCCATGCGAACCAAGCGAATCGAACTCGAAGGAAGCGCCGGGCACGTCGCCATCGAACGGCAGTGCGGCAGCGACACGATCCGGATCGACAGCATCCTGCGTGAGCCAAAGAAGGAGCAGGCGTGGATGACTTGGGAGGTTTCCGCCCGCACCAGTGAGGACGAGCTGTTCAAGATCGCCGAGACCGTCCAGCGGCGCTGCGACGGCGTCGTCGGCACCAACAGGATGATCCACGACTACTACCGCGAGCTGCAGCGCTTCGCGGACTGAAAGGACAGCCACATGACCCGATTCCCATCCATCGAGATCACCCGCCGAGGCCGGAACCTCGTCATCCGTCAAGTCTGCAACCGCTACGGCGAGGCATTCGACCATCTGGTCGAACGCCACGACGGATCGCCGGAAAGCATGGTCGCCGCCGCCGAGCGGGTCAGCCGACGGATGTTCGAACTGTACGACGACGCATCGAACATCAACAGCCGGATCGTCGCGACCGACGAGCACGGCCTGCCTCGATGGACCATCTCCCCGAACTTCCGCGTGATCACAGAACTCTGAAAGGAGCGCACCACCATGGCCAAGCAGACCGCCCGCGAACTGTACGACGAACGCCGCGAAGACATCGCCCGCGTTCTGGACTGGATCGAGCTCGAACTCGACAAGCACAAGACCAACGCGAAGGCGAAGCCCAGGGACTGGGGCTACGCGGGCGACCTCGGGCACGTCCGCGAGAAGTTGATCGAGACGCTCGCCTTCCTCTCCAACGGCGAGCCGCAAGAGATCGAAGACCTGCTCAGCGAATGTCGCTGAGCATTTTTCTTTCACCCTCCAGCAAGGAGACACGCGATGAAGCAGGACCAGATCAAACTCGGACAGGTGTACGCCGCGAAGGTGACCGGCAAGGTCGTTCCGGTGCGTATCGACGCCGAGAATCCCAACGGGGGCTGGGACGCGACGAACATCCACACCAACCGGCCCGTCCGGATCAAGAGCGCCCAGCGCCTGCGGAACAGGGTGTCGGTGCCCGGGGCGGACGACAAGCCCGCGACGTCCGCGACACGGGCGAAGAAGCCCGCCAAGGCGACCAAGGACGCCAAGGCCGAACCGAACCGCGACACGGCCAAACGTCGGGCCAAGGGCGGCAAACGTGACGCGAACGGCGAGAAGCCGATGAGCCTGCTCGACGCGGCCGCTCACCTGCTGAGCCTGGGCACCGGCGACCCGATGCGGTGTCAGGACATCGTCGACCTCGCCGTCGAACGCGGGCTGTGGCAACCCGGCAGCGGCAAGACGCCCGCCAACACGCTCTATGCTTCGATCCTCCGCGAGATCAACACCAAGGGCGAGGGCAGCCGGTTCATCAAGGCCGAGCGAGGCAAGTTCGCTCTCGCGAAGAAGGGAGCGTGAAGCATGCCACGACCCCATCGACAGCGCGACGTGGACTTCCGCGTGCTCGACGATCACCTCGAGATGACCGTCAGCTTCCCGCGACAGCCGGATCGCAACTACACACACCGATGCACGCGCGACATGTTCCGCGAGGTGGCCTACGCCATCGAGGAACGGGCGGCGGGCGGATCGACCCTCGACGAACTGGTCGAGGCCATGGACGCGCCGTACACGCAGGTCAACGTCGCGCTGGCGTTCATGAAGGAACGCGGGTGCGTCGAGGTCAGGCGTCGTCGCACCTTCCCCGCGTCGGGCTGCCTGTACGAGGACGCCATGATCGAGTTCATGGCCCTCGCCGAGTGTCCGCAGGCTGATTGATTTCATCTCACCACCTCCAACGCCCCGGAAACAGCCCCGGCCTCGGTCGGGGTTGTCCCAGTCCGGACGGCACCGGCATTCGCATCGAATACCGCTCCGGCGAACCCTCGCGGCGTCACGCTGCGCAGATGCCCGCGATCCGGCGATGGCGGCATGCGGTGAATGATGCTGCCCATCACCGGCTCGACACGATGCTTCGGTGGCATGATGAAACCGCCGCCGGTCCAGAGGCACGTCTTCTTCGTCCACGGATCGCCGTAGTCGCACGGATCGAAGGTGAAGTCGGGCTTGCGGTAGTGGCTGGAGATGACCGACACCGGGTTCTCCACCATCCACGGCGCGTCCGACCACTCGCAGAGGCGAACGCACGCGCCGAACGTGTCGATGGCTTCGGAGAGTGCCCGCAGCCCTTTGCGGCGGAACCAGCGAGCGCCGCTGACGGCCAGATGCGTGCAGGGCGGGAATGCGAACGCGATGGCGTAGTTGACGCGGGGCGGCAACCAGTCCCGCACGTCGGCACCGACGCGGACCAGGTTGTCAGTCCCGGAGTCGCGGTGCTCGCCGGGCTCGTGCCGGGCGTCCACGATCCAGCACTCGAAGCCCGCGTCGAGCCACGGCTGGACCATGTTGCCGGTGTGGTCGCAGAGGCTGAGGACAATGCCGTTCACGCCATCACCTCCGCTTCCTTCTCCACACCCTCGGGGGCGGCGATGCGTTCGGCCTTGTTTCCGGTGAACTCCTCCCAACGTTTCACGATCACGTCGCAGTACGCCTCGTCGATCTCCATCAGGTAGGCGTGGCGACCGGTCTGTTCGCAGCCGATCAGCGTCGAGCCGCTGCCGCCGAAGAGGTCGAGCACGTTCTCACCAGGCTTGGACGAGTACTGAATCGCGAGGACCGCCAGTTCGACCGGCTTCTCGGTCAGGTGGACCATGCTCTGCGGGTTGACCTTCTTCACGTGCCAGAGGTCGGTCGCGTTGTTCGGGCCGTAGTAATGATGGCCCGCGCCTTCCTTCCAGCCGTAGAAGCAGATCTCGAACGCGCCCATGAAGTCCTTGCGCGTGAGCACCGGATGCTGCTTGTCCCATACGATCCCCTGGCTGAAGTACAGCCCGGCCTGCTTCAGCGGCGCGGGGTAGTTGCCGAGGTTGGCATATCCGCCCCAGATATAGAACGACCCGCCCGGCTTCAGGACGCGAGAAGCGTTGGCGAACCAGGCGAGCAGCATCTCGTCGAACGCCTCGGCGGTGACGAAGTCGTTCTCCAGCGGCCGGTCCTTGGCCCGCATCTTCTTGTGCGTGCCTTTGGCCTTCTCCGGGTGACGGGCCAGATCCAGCCCCTGGTGGTGCATCTGCGTCTTCTTGCGGCCGGAACGATGACCGTCCTCGCCGCGATGGTCGACCTTGCGCGCGGCCTGGAAGCTGGACAGGCCGGCGGCGATGGCGTTGTTGCTGCGCGGCTCGACCTTGACGTTGTACGGCGGGTCCATGTTCACCAGGTCGACCCCGGAAGCGTCCGCGCCGTCCAGCAGGCGGTCGAGGTCTTCCGCGCTGCTGCTGTCGCCGCACATCAGCCGGTGATCACCGAGCACCCAGATGTCGCCGCGCCGCGTGATCGGATCATCGGGCGGCTCGGGAACGGAATCCGGATCGGTCAAGCCCTGCTGTACGCCGCTTGCCTTGTCGAGCAGCTGCGTCAGCTCCTTCCCGTCGAAGCCGAATGCTTCGAGGTCGATTTCGCCCTGAAGCCCGGCGATCTCGATCGGCAGAATCTCGAAGTCCCATTCGGCCAGTTCGCCAGTCTTGTTGTCGGCGATGCGGTAGGCGCGGACCTGCTCGGGCGTCAGGTCGGTGGCCACGTGGACCGGCACCTTGGCCAGCCCGAGTTTCTGCGCGGCCTTCCACCGCGTGTGCCCGCAGATGATCACGCCGTCGGCGTCCACCACGATGGGCTGGCGGAATCCGAACTGCCGCAGCGATTCAGCCACGGCATCCACGGCGCTGTCGTTGATGCGGGGGTTGCGTTCGTACGGTTTGACCTGCTCGATCTTGCGGACTTCGACGGTGAACTTGCTTTCCTTGGTCGTCATTGGGCACCTCCATGTGCCGGGTGGGTGATGGGATCGATTCGCCACGTTGCCAACAAACTGTGTCTGAGAAGCCGACGCGTTCCCGTGCCATCGGGAGCGTCTCTCGCCGGGAAGGAACCATGCCTTCTTGACCTTTTGCGCTTATTGCGCGCCGCTCTATACGCGTGCGGGCACATCGCGGGGGCACGGATAAGAAGCGCAAAAAGGTAATAAGGGTGTGTGTTGTTCAATAAGGCCCTATGCATCGCTGTTCTCCCCCTCGACTTCTTGCGCGCTTATTGCGCTTCTTGCAGCGGTCGTGGACTCGGCATCCTGATCGCGGTCACCATCGCCGGGCTTTTTGCGCGCGTCGGCGCAAGAAGTCGGCAATAGGCGGTATTGCTTGGACGGACGCCCGCCGGTGTTGACCTCCTGGAAGTCAATCTCCCGCGAGTTCAACAGGGCCTGGCGAACCTCGTCGTGGAGCTTGGGCGACCACTTGAGCTTGCGGCTGATGCGCCAGAATGGCATCCAGCCATCGCCGTTGCTCGAACGCCACTCGCGCAGCACGCGAATCAGCTGTTTACAGTGGTCTTCGAAATCGCTGCGGTAGACGTGCTCGCTGGCCAGAAACAACTGGCGGCGCATCTGGTGGTCGGCGAATCGCATCGCCCACTCGACGGCCGGGACATCGATGACGGGGTTCTCGTGATTCGCGCTGCACGCCCGAAGCAGCGCCAGCTTCGCGGCGTTCTCGTAGCCGCGCGCCCAGACCGCTTTCCACACCTCGTCCCCTCGCGTTTCACCGTCGCGGTACTCGACCTCCGTCGCCTTGCGGAAGTCGTCCAGCAGCAGTGCTGCGGATTCTGCGATGGGCACGACGACGGGTTCCGGATGGAACGACAGCAGATTGCCCCGCCCGCCATGTTCGCCGGGCGTGAACTCGTTCCACCACTTGGCCACCTCGACGATGCGCTCCGGAATATCCTGAACCGATCCTGCTCGCTGCCCGTCTCCGCGTCGGCCGATGTCCACGATGATCAGGCGTGCGAAGAAGCCGTTGGTGAGCATCTGCTCCGACAGCGACTCGTAGAAGTACTTGGGCGTGGCCGTGCCGAACAGCGTGAGGTTGGGCTGATCGATGATGCCCGCCTGCTCCTTGCCGGCTTTGCGGCGCAACGGGTAGATCGAACTCGCCGTCGTGTACATGGTCAGCAGCGTGGCCGGGATCGACTCCTTCGTTCCCTCCTTGTCGCGGTTGATCTGCCGCAGCACGCTGTCCATTTCGTCGTTCTGGAACAGCATGCTGGGCGAGTTCTGAACGGCGTCCTGAATGCCTTCGCCCGACGCGAACTTCTCGCCCAGGCATTGGGCCAGACCCGCCTGGAACAGAACGGCCGCGTTCAGCTTGCGCGGGTGGTCCTTGCCCGCACCGCTGCCGGCCAATGCCAGCAGGTAGATGTTGGGACGCAGATCGCCCGGTTCCCTCACCTTGCGACCGGCGAGGAACGACTGCAGTGCCAGTGCGCCGCAGAACGCCAGCCCACGGTTCGGATAGGGCGCGGTGGCCAGGCAGAAGTCCATCACCTCGCCGATGAAGCCGGGCACGTCGAACAGTTCGTCGGGGATCGGCCCGGGATCGGGCACGCGGTCGTCGGCGGCCTCGATCTCGTCCGCCCAACTGAGCAGATGCGAGATGTCGGTCGCATCATCGCCATGTCCGCCAGACGTTCGATCCGATGCGGGCTGTCCGTATCCCGCGTCAGCCAATGCTCGCGTCGCCGCCGAGAAGTCGCCGCCGTGGTCGAGGTACGCCACCACCGCGAAGGGCGAGTAGGCCTGGTTCGCTTCGAACGGGTGGGCGTTGGACGAGAAGACGTAGAAGACCGGGCCGCTTTCGCACGCCTTGAGCGTGGCCGACGTACCCGACGTCTTGCCCGGCCGCCGCCAATACTCGTTGTCGCCGTTGCTGACCCGGCACCAGCCGTGGTTTTCCAACACGGCACGCACGTCGCCACGTGCGTTGAAGTCGTCGCCGGGGCGATCCGTTCCCGCACCCCCAACCGGCCGCGACACGTGGCCAACGTGGGCCGACTGTGGCGTACTCCGGGGGCCCGAGGGGCCGTTGACGGCCGAGGGCAAGTACTCGTTCAACTCCCACGCCGCCTGCAGCAGAATGTCCCGCTCCTCTTCGGTCAGGACGGGAAGGTCGCACAGATCGCCCTGCGTGACCTCGTATCCGTCGGTGGGAGCACAGATGATCAGCCCGCGTTCGCCGCGCATCTCGATCAACGTGACGATTCCGTCGTCCGTCTTCCGCTGGGCCAGTTTCAGGTTCCCGCAGATGGCGATCAGGCAGCGGTAGATCACGTGCCAGCCGCCGGATCGGGTACGTTCGATCACGAGCTTGGCCCGCAGGTCTTCGGGCAACTTCGCCCACCACGCATCGAACAGTTCGCCGGCCGCGTCGAAGTCCATCGCCTCCAGGTTCCCCGACGCCGCACCGCACAGAATGCACAACGCATCCGGGTTGTTGGCGAACCATGCCGTCAGTTCGGCCTCGGTGGGCGAACGGTCGATGTAGGGCTTCCACTTGCCGATGGCGCGGATGGGATGCTTGCTCTCCCGGCTGGCAGGCAGCACGCGAAGGCCCGCCTCGATGTATCGCCGTGCGGTGTCTTTCATTCATCCGCCTCCACGCGCACGTCGACCGTTTCGATGTTGCGGCGGAACATCCAGAACATCCGCAGCGCCTGCCGCGTGATCGGGAATCGCTGGGGCGGATCGTCCTCGCTGTGGATGTCGCACTCGTGGGCCTGCTGAACGAGGCCTTCGAGATCATCCAGGTCGATGGCCTTCACGCCGTCGAGCAGATGACCGACCCGGTCCACCAGGTTCGCGTTGTTGCAGCACATGCAGGTCAATGGAGAGTCCTTTCTCCGTCAGAACGGAATGTCGTCATCGGGCCACTCGGGCAGGTCGAGTTCGGGTCCATCTTGCTCGTCCGCGCCGTCGAGACGCGGCGGGATCGGGCCGAGCTGGCAGTCGACGATCCGGTCGAACTGTTCGCCCGGCGTCGAACGCACGGTGATCTTCAGCGGCGTGGCCAGAGCGCCGGCTTCGGCGAGCGCCACGGCCTGGTCGGCATCAGCGGGCAGTTCCTCCCGGCTGCGCTTCCGCCACCACGCATCCGCCTTACCCCGGGCGTAGCCGTCGTGCTCGACGCACACCCATTCGCTCTGCCACTCGTTCCAGGCGAGGCGGTAATCCACGCGCATGGTGCGGGGATGCCCCTCGGGCGCGCCGCGCTTCACGTGGACGGAGTACGCGACCTCCTGCACCTCGTACTCGGTGTCCACCGGCTTGGGCAGGTCGCGCGAGAGGATCGCCTCGGTGGTCGCCTTGGCGTCGTGGGTTCTCGATCCGGGCCTGGCGTCCTCGGCAATCTCGAACTCGTACCCGCACTCGGGGCAGAACCGCTCTGCGATCTTCACCGCCTCCCGGCACTTCGGGCAGACCTTCACCGGCGGCGCACCGTCGCCCGACCCCGTCGTCGGATTGATGTCGTCGACCGGGCCGTGCCTGCGGATGTTGCCGGCGAAGTCCAGCACGAGGCAGTCATCCTTGCCATCGCAGAGCCGGAAACCGCGTCCGACCATCTGGTAGTACAGGCCCGGCGAATGCGTGGGGCGGAGCAGGCAGATCGCGTCGATGTTCGGTGCGTCGAATCCGGTCGTCAGCACGTTGACGTTGGTCAGGTACTTCAGATTACCTTGCTTGAAGCGGTCGAGAATCGCCGCCCGCATCAGGGGCGAGGTTTCACCGGTGATCGTCTCGCAGTCCTCGCCCGTCACCTCGCGGATGTTGGCGGCGACGTGTTCGGCATGGCGCACGCCGACGCAGAAGATCAGCACGCTGCGCCGATCTGCGGTGAGGTCCGCCACCTCTGCACAGGCGCTGCGGACCAGGTCGGACTGGTCCATCAACTGCTCCATCTCCCACGAGATGAACTCGCCGCCGCGAACGTGCAGCCCGGTCGTATCGACCTCGCTTCGAGCGGCTTTCGAACGAAGCGGGCTGAGATAGCCGTTCTCGATCAGGTCGGCCACGCCCACCTCGTAGCAGACGTGATTGAGGAAGTGGTCGGGCGTACAGATCAACCCGTCCTTCATCCGGTACGGCGTCGCCGTCAGCCCGATGACGCGCAGGTGCGGGCTGACCGTGTGGGCGTCCTGCAGGAACGTCTGGTACATCCCCTCGCCGTCAAGAGGGATCATGTGCGCTTCATCGACGATGGCCAGGTCGAAAGCGTCCAGTTCGCAAGCCGCTTGTAGACGCTCTGAATGCCGGCCACGATCACGTCGTTGTGCCTGTCCCGGCTGCCCAGACCAGCGGAGTAGACGCCGATGTCCAGGTCCGGTGCCATCCGCCGCAACGTGCCCGCTGTCTGGTCGAGCAGCTCCTTGACGTGCGCCAGAATGATCACCCGGCCGCCCCAGCGCGTGACGGCGTCCTCGCACACCGTGGACATGACCGGCGTCTTTCCACCGCCGGTTGGGATGACAACGCAGGGGTTGTCATCCCGACGCCGGAGATGGTCGTACACCGCGTCCACCGCCTCGCGCTGGTACTGCCGCAGCGTGATCGCGGGCGCTTGTTCGGCTGCCGCGATCATGCTCAGTTGTCCTCCGGGCTAGCAGTCTGTCGGACTTACCGTCCGGCTCTTGACATGGGTGTTATGTTGGTGGCATGAGTACACCACGGAT